ACCGCCTCGCGATACCGAAGCGCGGCGCCGTGCTCGAGGTGTCGATCGGCTGGCTGGGGTCCCCGCTGACCAACAAGGGCAAATTCACGGTGAACGAGATCGAGCACGCCGGCGCGCCGGATACGATCACGGTCCGGGCGCGCAGCGCATCCATGACCAAGGGCATGGGCGAGCGGAAAGAAAAGAGCTGGCACGGCCAGACCATCGGCAATATCGTTGCGGCGATCGCGGCCACGTACAGCCTCAAGCCCGCTGTGGGCGCGGCCCTGGGGAAAATCGTCATTCCCCACATCGACCAGACCAACGAGAGCGACATGGCCTTCCTCACCCGCGTGGCGAAGCGATTCGACGCCGTCATGACTGTGAAAAATGGAAGCCTGCTGTTTATGCCGATTGGCGAAGGCCGCACCGCCAGTGGCCGGCAGCTCGAGGCCCTGGCGATCGAACGCAGCGACGGTGACCAGCATCGGTACCACATCGCAGAGCGCGAGAATTACGCCGGCGTGAAGGCCAGGTGGCACAGCGGTGGCAAGGGCCAGACCAAGGACGAGATCGTGGGCGGGGAGAGTGAAAAGAATCTCAAGGTCCTGCCCGAGATTTACCCTACCCAGGGCGAAGCCAGGGCGGCGGCCGCAGCGGAATACAAGCGCACCCAGCGCAGCCAGGCCACGATGGATTACACCCTGGCCCAGGGCCGCGCCGAAATCTTCCCCGAGCTGCCCGTGACCGTCAGCCGGTTCAAACCGGAGATTGACGAAACCCCGTGGCTGGTCAAGCGCGTGCGGCATTCGATAGGCGACGGCGGGTTCACTACCTCGATCGAGATGGAGGTCCGCGACGACCCGACCAGCGAGCGGCATCGCTCCCACTTCCGCAGGGGCACGTAGCGCAACAGGTTGCAACCTGCTGCTTACGCTCAAACCAGACTACGGTTTGTAGTCAAAACACCATTTTCTGTAGTCCTTAACATAGATTCACGCGGCCACATGGGGCCGCGGGAAAGGAATCTATGCCTTACGTGTATAGCCGAGTTAATGAACTGGCGAAGGGGGAAACACCCCTTGCCCGGAAAGGTGAGTGTGTGGACCTCATCAAGGAATACGTCCCAGGCCTGAAAGGCAGGAGCACCACCACCTGGCGCGCCGGCGCTTGGGTCATGGAGGCCGGGAGCACGATCCAAAGGGGGACGGCGATCGCCACCTTCGACCAGAACGGCCGCTTCCCTCAACATAGGACCGGCCAGCACGCGGCGCTGGTCCTGAGCGTGATGCCTTCGGGTATATGGGTGGTCGATCAATGGAAGAACGACCCCACCAAGCCCAAGATCAGCAAGCGCCTGATCCGCATCCCCCCGCCGCACCACCAGCGGAATCCTGACGGCTCGTTCCCGAACGCGAGCAATAACGCCCTGGCTTTCCGGGTGATCGAATGAGCGGCCGCACTTTCCTGGTGGTCCGCATACTCGCTGTCGTGGCTGGCGTGCTGTGTCTGTGGTGGCCGAGCGCCGCGCGCAGCGCCGAGAACAGGATCTACTGCCCGCCGGCCCTGGAGCCTGGAACGGTACAGGGCAAGGCCCCACCAGGCTGGCGACTCGCCATGCCGCAAGCCGCCCAGCTGACCGCGGCTGGGATGCTGCACGGGGCACCCGAAGAATCCGGCTACCTGGTCCCCACCGATAGCAAGAACGCCAAGCAGGGCGACCGCTCGAGCTGGACGCAGCGGTGGCAGTTCGACCAGCCGCACTGGTACCCAACCTTCGTGTATTGCGGCTATGGCGGCGGCGCCGGTCCGCTGCAGCTGTTCTATCCCATCCCCGAGGACGCGAAGGAATGCACGTTGACCAGCTCGAGGAAGGGCGGCGTGCTCGAGCACGCTTCGTTCGCCTGCAGGTAGACGCCGGCACCGGCCACGCACCTGGTCGACGTCGCCCTGCTCAGGGCGCAGGGTCAAACAGCATCCATATTTTCACCAGGTAAAAACCTGCCTTCATGAGCTGGGAGAGGCAGGCGCCTACCTGCCGTGCAATCCGTAAATACCGCATGACGTTCCTTTCGTGTTGAGCCGACACGATGACCGTGTTCGGTGCCGGATTCCTCTTGCGGTTTTTCCGGCTCAAGGAAATTGTGTTGTCACGACTCCGCGGTATGCACCTCCTGTCTAACAAACCACGGTTTTTTAGACACTCAACAAGAAAGGGCCAACCGGCCCTTTTTTCTTGCTGAAAGTGTCTAAAAACCCTGTATAGTTTTCTATGTCTAACAAACCCTGTTGACACTTAATTTTTATACAGAAAGGGTGAGACCATGCCTACTTCGATCGGTAATATCAGTTTTGGCGGCAAGAACCTGAGCGATGCGGACGCCCAGCGCGTGGCGGCCGCGTTTTCCGAGCAGCGCCGGAAGCAGGAGGAGCGAGACGCCCGCCTGCCGGAAATCCGGATCAAGGGTGAGGCCGCGCTGCGCCGGCTGCTGCCGATCGCCCAGGGCAACACGGGGCAATGCCGGCATGTGGCCGCGTTCCTCCTGGGCCTTTACAACGGGACCCGCTTCCCGTTCGACCTGACCGACCTCCGATGCGTGGACGGCGAGATTTTCGACGACTGCATGGCCGTGCTGCAGATGGACGCCCAGCCGGCCAGGGAGGTGCACACCTACTTCGACAATGGAAGCCAGGTGTTTGAGCAGCTGGCCCAGGACTGGCGTGTCCCTGACCGCCTTCAGCTGCGCGAAGTCATCCGGTGGACCGGCTTTCCCCTGGAAAAGTGCGACGAGGACCTGCGCACGATACGCCAGGCGTACCTGGACAGCGAGAGGGTCTGATGACGCGGACCATTCTCATGATGCCGAGCCGGTTCGGCCGGACGGCGATCGCGCGCGCGCTGCGCGCCACCGGCGACGACCAGCTGACGCCCGAGCAGTACCGTGCGCTGTTTTATGGCGAGTTCTCGATCGAAGGCCAGGATCCTGACCTGGTGGCCCTGGCCGAGGAGTACGACCGCCGCACCGAGCTATACGACCGCACGGTCTGCACCGGCCCGATCGGGCCGGATGGGATCATGCCGGCGACCCACGCCGAGCTGGCGGCGATCAACCGGCACGCCAACCAGGTGCGGCGCGAGCTGGTCGACCGCGCGGTGCGCGCCGGCTTCACCGAAGCGCAGTTCAAGGAAGCGATGATGTACCAGGCGCGCCGCGGCCCCACCGCGGTGGCCGCGCAGGCTGCGCGCCAGGATCGGCCGGCCGCCTGGATCATGGCCGAGAAAGGGGGCGAGTGATGCGACACCCCACCGCCACCAACAACCTGGACCTCATCACCGGCGGGATGCTGATCGGCTATGCGCGCGTGTCCACCGTCGACCAGAACCTGGACCTGCAGCGCGACGCCCTGCAGCGCGCCGGATGCGGCCAAATTTACGAGGACAAGGCCAGCGGCCGCGCCAAGGACAACCGGCCCGAGCTGGCGGCCGTGCTGCGCGCGCTGCGCGCCGGCGACACGCTGGTGGTCTGGCGCCTGGACCGCCTGGCGCGATCCTTGGTCGACCTGGTGCAGATCATCAACGAGCTGGGAGAGAAGGGAATAGGCTTCAAGAGCCTTACGGAACAGATTGATACAACGTCGGCGCAGGGCCGGCTGTTCCTGGGCGTGTTCGCGTCGATGGCGCAGTATATGCGTGACGTGATCCACGAAAACACGATGGAGGGATTGAAGGCCGCTCGAGCACGCGGCCGCATGGGAGGCCGACCGTCGAAACTGAATGACCAGGCAATTATTGAAATTGAGGCGCTGCTACGTGATCCGCAGATCACCGTGGGCGACGTGGCGAAACGCTACAAGGTAAGCCGGGCCACGATCTACAACGCCCTGGGTCCATCGAAGAAGGTCCAGGCTACCGAACAGCTCGCATTACCGCGTGACAGTAACCAATGACCTGCAGCCGGTCCCGATCGGCGGCTGGCACAACCTCCGCGGCATAGCCTGGGTTGTCGCACGACAGGCGCAGCGATCCGTCGGCCATGTGCTGAATACGGCGGAAGTAGGCCGCTTCGCCAATCCGCACCAGGTACACCCCATCGGCTGAACGCTGCTCGAGGTTCACCAGGACCACCTGGTCCTCGGACAGCATCGGCGCCATAGCATCCCCGGCCACGCGCACCGCGATAACATCACCAGCTGTAAGCCCTTCCAGTTCGAGCCACTTCCGCGGGACATACCAGCCCTGGTCCTCCAGGGCTTCGGTAAAGGTGGCCGCATCAAAGAATTGCAGCTCTGCCAGGTGAGGCGCGATCGGCGCTACCGGCATAACTACGCCGGCTTCCTTTTCGCCCCTTCCCAGAATTAACCAATCCAGGCTGATGTTCTTATCAAGTGCGACGGTAACGCATTCGTCATAAGGAATCGTGCCGCGATTTTTTAGCACGCTGACAAATCCCCGCGATACACCAAGCACCTCGGATAACTCTTTGTCCAATTGAATGCCAAGTACAGTTTTCATTCTGTCGATTATGGCTGTTACAGATGGCTTATTTTGTTCCATTTTTGAGATTTAGGTTACAAAGTGTTGTCTGAAGTTGCTGCGTAGAACCTGAGTAGAGCGTACAATTTACTGAGTGCAATCTTGGCTTACAGAATGTTACTTTTTATGCCAGACGGCACTTCGAATTGAAGTTTTGCCACCCTTTCCGCATAGCTTTGTTGCAGAGAAACACTGTACGGATATACAGTATTATTCAGGTCTATACAGTGAATCTCGCAGGGTTGTTGAAAGCAGGAAAGGAAGCCGGCGCGCGAGGGGATTATCTACCGAACCGCACCGATCGCCTACGAAAACGGAATGACGGCTTAGCAATGATTGCCGCAGAGCAAGAAAGAACAGCATTACACCTGTTCACTAGGGACCGCCAGGGACTACAAAAATGAGCCTCAGAATTACAATCTGTTGCCCACATTGCGAATCGAAAGCAATCGCGCGCACTAGCCGCCCGCTTTCATCCACACTGAGGGAGATAGTTTACGCTTGTGTAGACCCTGAGTGCGGACATACCTACGTTGCGCAGCTTGAGGTGGTTCGTACTCTTTCGCCGTCGGCAAAACCTAAAAAAGACATCCGGCTCCCAATTTCACCGCACGTAGTAGCGAAATTGATGGAACAGCTGGAGTTAATACCCGCGTGATCGAGAGAACAACTATGCACAAACCTATGCCGC